TGCCGGCATCGGAGAAGGCGGCGGCATCCCAGAAATTGATCGACCCGTCTTTACACCCAATCAGCCAGAAGTTTGTCTGACTGGCAGCTGGCAGGGTTGTAGCACACCGGGCGAAGAAGTCTTTTTGTGAGCCGGAATAGTTGGTTGTAAACGTAGACCATGCGTTCAATACCGGGTCAAATACGAAAGTTTTCTGATCTGCTGTGAAAGTAAAAACGATTAGTTTATCAAGCTGAAAGACGACGGCTTCTCCGGCATTGCCGAGTTTTTCAAGGGCTCTACCAATTTCAGGGGTCGATATATCAGTGACAGCTCGTGCTTCGAGCCTGCGAATGATTCTGTCAGGGCCTACGAAATAGAGTCCGTTCTCATAAGCGGTGAAAGCGGAATTGGAAATTAAGCCGTATTTTTGTTTCGAGCCGGTGATCGGTCGGTAGGGGGTTACTCCATCATCATAATACGCCTGCATGGAATCGCGCTTAAAAGCAATCAGCTCCCCACCTGTTGTCTCTAGACCAATGATTTCCTCATTATTCCGGTCTACTTCGAGATACCCCTCCCATTCTACAGCTGCTTCGGGGGCGGTGAGTTTGGGCGGGCGGGTGAACCAGAAACGATTTGTTCCCTTCTCATTGGCAATAACCCTCTGGTTAAGGGTAGTAACAGCTGATACGTTGGTTGGGGCAACACCATCAGTCACATAGGTTGCGGCATCGGTGCCATTCCAATAAACCATCTTCCCGGAAGTTGAACAGATATACAGCCAGCGGCCAGTGTCGACAATCCTAGCTGGGCCGGCAGCAAGCACTGACGAAGCATCCGATACCTGTTCGAGGGTCGCAGCAGGTGAGCCAGCGGCATACACTCTGCCCCCCGCGACGACAACCAGCTTTGAGCGGGCGGGCCACCAGTAGATAGCCTGGATCCCCCCGGGCTGTATAATCTTCTGATTAAAGAACAGGCCGGGGCGTTTCCGCACAGCTCCCGACTTATCAATCAGACCGTTATTCAATTCGAGTAGTCCCTGCCTGACAGCTGCTTCAAGCAGGTTTTTTTCAAGTTTACCGGGCGAGGGGTGTCGTTGCATTATTTAACCTCTATCAAACAATTCGGCCAGCCTAATGTTACCAGGTCAATCATTTCCTGACTGGTTTTTTCGACGGGGGTTTGAGAGTTACCCCAGGCTAACTGGTGCTTATCATTCTTTATCCCGAGCCAGACAACCCAGTGCTGTGAGAGCACTGGGCTTTCAGGGTCGTGGATAAGGACAAGCACCTTGCCGGGAGCCGCAGTGGCATTAAGAACTGCTGTCAAACCTATACGCATAGGATGTGCATCAAGTCTTGTCAGAGAATTAACCGCCACCATCGGATTACTGAGCAGCGGTGATTCGAGAAAGCTGGGCAGGTTCCTGTGCCCGATAGCCTTGTGAGCGGCTTCGTAGCTGATGCCCAGCAGCGTTGCGATGGCGGCAACGAGACAGTCGCGGGCCTCGCGCATTGTTACAAGCGCCTCGCCTACCTGCCACGGCTGCGGCGGCATCGGGTAGCCAAGTAATCCTTTGAGCCAATTTAACAGTGTTTTCACCATTTCACCTCCACGCCTGCCGCCCATTGTCGCGGGTCTTTGGGGTCTACCCCGCCCCATGCGGTTACGTCGCCGATGGTGCGGGTGTAGACAGGGAATTTCATTCTGTTGCCGGTGTGTCTGCCGTCAGCTCCGGCGTCGGCTGCGAAGGGTTCGCGCTGATCGGCTTATTCTGCATACTGAGATACCACGCTGCAAGCTGCTTGATGGCTTCGGCCTTATCGGTATTCCAGAGCTTTTCAAACTGCTCGATCTGACGCATGTATTCGATCAGCTTGGTCGCCGAATCCAGCTTCTTAGCAGTCGCGAGATACTCAACGCCGCGATGCACAAGGCTATAGAGCGCATCGGTGCCGGGCTTGATGCTATCCCATGCGTCAACCTGCGGTCTAGCTGCGAAGTGATCGACCAAGCGCTTCAGGAAATAGCTGCCCACAAAGAGCAGCGCGGTTAAAAAGAATTGGTTATTAGTGATGAAGTTGCTGATGTGGTCGAGGTATTGCATAGGTTACTCCTTAAGAAAGGAAAGCCGCGCCCCGACATTCGAGGCGGCATACGACAGCGGATTGTTGACGTTCACGCAGAAGGGGCCGCAACGAGCACCATTGACGCGACTCCCGGCGACAAGCGCGTAATAACATGCGCCAGGGGTTGCTGGCAGTCCCCACCACAACCCGTCTGCGAAATATGTTGACGCACTTGCCCCAGTTGCGACCGCCGGAATGACAGCGTTTGCCGATGCGACAACGGATTTGATATAATCGCCGACCGTCCCGGATGGCGTAACTCCGGTGTTGGTATAGCCGTCTCCCGTTTCGTTGTATCCCGGCGATGTTCTGACGTAGATTTTGCCGGTGCCCGTGTCGTTGCGATACAGCAGCCCGGCGCAGCGTTTCCAATAGTTGCCCCAGAAATTCTCGATGTAAAATGTTTTTACGGCGCTTGCGCTGCTATTGTAGCCTGCGAACGGGCCTTCGGCTTTCAAAGCGCCCGGATTGAGGTAAGCGCTGCCCGACTCGTTACCGCGACCAAAAACAGTCTGGCAGTCGAGAGACTTGCCAATTAACACATGTAGCAGTGCAATAAAATTATGCTGTGAATATGTTGTGATATACCAACCTGGCCCATTGTTATCTGCATAATCTATCTCTGTTGTGCCCGATGCGCTCGCCATAACTACGCCAGCGGCCAGAGACCGCAACTTGCTGTCGACATTCGACCCTTCAAACATTGAATAATAGAAACGGTCGTTTATTTTCCCTGCTTCATTTGTGAAAGCAAACGCCTTATATGTTGGGTCATATTCAACATTTGAGAATACCACATAGATAAAGTCCGCATCTTCAGTGACGCTCAGGTATAGCCGCTTAAATTCAACCATAGCGTTCATGTTGTGTGCTGTGCTGCCGATATTTGACGCGGTGCCATCAAGTTTCTTTGTTTGGTCGTTGTGATCTAGCTCATACGCCACCGACCCGTCAGGGTTGAGCATTACGGGCCGACAAATCGCCTGAATGAAAGGATACCAGTCTCCGTAATTCATGGTGCCCTTGCCTGTGCCGCCATCCCACGTCATGCTAGCGGGTGTTAATCCGACGGCATCATAAAGATAAATGACAGATGTTGACGGGTTGCTTTCGGCCTTATTAATCTTATAACCCCATCGCTTCGGTTGAAAACCATTAACCATGTCAAACCGTGAATTTATTTCCGGGTCATTGATGCCATACGCATCAATCTTAGCGCGTTCGGAGCCGCCCACGCTGAACCCGATAGCATTAGCGCTGGCAGAATAAATCCCCGTGTCAGGGTCGGACGCAAACGAATAAGCGGGCGCGGCAGCGGTGCCTGCTTCAAGCCGGGCCGAGCCGCTGGCGTAGATGTTACCGATGATCTCGGCCCACGCTGCACGAACTCTCTGGGAAAGCTCAAGAGAGGCAGCGCCGCTGACATTAGACAGATCACGGCGGGCAGCAGCAGGGTCATATTGTGCGCCACCGCGAATCTGCGCGAATGAGCAACTGCAAACAAGGACGAGAATGACAATTAGTAAGCGTTTCATATTAGTAACCATCCTGATAAACGGTTGCACCAATGGCTTCAGAAGCGACTAAGCCAACGACTTTGGACGCGTCGAGCTCAGTTGAGATGTATCCCATTGGTGGGATAGGGATGGACGCATTGACAGTGGCACTGGCAACCGCGCTGTCCAGACTGGCCCAAAGGGTGGTGGTTGTGGAGTGGTTGAATATGGCCAACGATTTACGATTGGCCAGGCTCGCCACATCAGCCGCAGCTGAGGTTACTGCTATCGCAGTAGTCGAGTTGGCGGTAGGTGGAGCAGCGGGGTCTACAGTTACAGAGCCGATGGTAACGGCTGCATCAGTAACCATTTTACCGTCACCATTAACAGCGATTGGCCGCCACACACCCGCTGTGTTATCCCAGCCGTGATTGGCCCCCTGAAAATTGAGTATCTGACTGGAGTCCGGCCAACCAAACACCGTCATAGCCAGTGCAACGAACAAAAGAACGGTTAAGAGTTTATTCATGGTGTACCTCAATAGTTAGCAGGAGTGGGCTGGTAAACTTGAATGGAGAAGGTGGCAGCGTCTACACCACCAAACATCAGGTCGGGGGTTCCGAAATAAACCAGTTCGATAATCTCACCGGGTGCCAGCTGACCGGCTGTGCCAGTGGCGAGATAGTTGCCATGAGTAGTCGGAAGGTAGGGGTCTGTGGCCGATGTCGAGGCGACGTTAGTTCCGCTCAGGGCGTATTCCTTGAAATGGATTTTGCCCGTGGTGCCTAGGTTTTGGATACGCAGTTTCAGAGGGCCCTGAAGGGTGCCGAGATAAGCCGAGGAGTACGTGCCAGTAGAGCTGGTATCGTTGGGGGTGACATGCTGCGTGGTGGAGAGAGCGCAGTAAGTAGAACGGACCAGGTTGTCAAAGGTGTTCACGCGCAGTTCCTCGGTAGGAATCTGGCGCGGTGCGATAACACTTGAACCCTGAGCAAAAGCCGAGATGGTGATAAGGGCGAGAAGCAGAACGGTGAAGAACTTTTTCATAGAACCTCCTAATTAAAGACCTGAAGTGAAAAGATTGATAGTAGCGGAAACGGGATTATCGAACGAAGGCCAACCTGCAAAGAGCATCTGAACATTACTGACATGGAGTTGAAGTTTAACACGTGTGCCCGCAACTGCTTTAATAGAGCCGGCAAATCGGAGCGTACCAACTTCGTTCTCGCCGTTTTCTCTACTGTCTACAGCCTGGAGACATCGGGCCTCACTCCAGCTTACACCTGCGTCGTTCGAGTAAACTACCCGTGAGGCAATAGTAACCGAAGTGGTCGCAGCACCCGTCCAGTGAGGTCTGGTACAACCATTGATCTCCACCATACTTGCCGAGGCAATTTGAATGGTTGAGGAACTGAGTTGTGTAAAACCAAAACTCTGGTCACTGGGCAATGTCAGGTCAAATTCTACGTCTGTCCATGTGTTCGGGGCTGCCAGAGTGATCGTAGCCACTCGGTGGTATTTGGCATAGGCGTTGTAAATGCCCCCAGCTGGGTTGAACGTGCCTGAGAATACGACGGAGGGGCTGGCATTGGAGCCGTCTCTATACATCAGGTTGTCGGTATTGATTGAGCTGGAGCCGATTAAATCGGTAACCTGCTGGAGGTTAGGGACTCCAGCCGGGGTGGTAGCTGTGGCTACAGCGGTAATGGTAGTGTTATTCATCGACAACCCATTAAGAGTGGTGGGCTGGAGGGCAGCGAGAGTAGAAATGGTAGCAGACGCAGCGGTAAGGTTGGTTACGGTAAGGTTGGTCTGAGCCAGGTCGGTGCCAAAGGGGTCGGTAGCGTCTGTCAGAATCTCTGCCAGTGAGTTTATTTCTACGTTATCTGCGGTGAAAACGGTGTTGCCGACAGCGTCTTTGACAACAAATTTATAGAGACCCGAACCGTAGGCGATTGCTCTGCCGTCAGAGTCCAGAATCAGGGGTTGGGTGTAGGCAGAGGTCAGTGCCTTGTCGGCGTAAATAGCTTTGGGGTTGGTAGTGCCGGCCGCGTAGGTGTAGACCTGACCACCGCTGAGGGCGGTTTGGGAGAGGTCGACAAGGCCGCTGAGGAGAAATGGAATCACAGCCCCATCGGCATACGCTGAGGCTGCGACGAAAACCAGGGCTGCGATCAGTAGGCAGGCTTTACGAAACATCTGTCGACCTCGCTTTCATTGGTTCTGAACGCTTTATTGAATTCAAACTGTGCTTTCTGCCCGAGCATGTTCAAGCGTTCTATTCCTATATTATACACGAAACCAAGTTCGACTGCGAGCGCATAATACAGAGCTGAAATCCATTGGTTAGGTATGGAGGTTGTCTGGTTATGGTCAAGTTCGTAGGGCCGGCGAATTTCATAATAATGCAGGGTTGCGTTCTGCTGGTTGTTGACCGGGAAGAACTGTGCTGATGTTCCGGTAGCCGACTTCTGAACATGGGCATGGGTGGGCAGACCGAACTCCTGGTGGTCGAGGTTTACATAATCCAACATTGAGATTTTTTCGACGGGCGAGAACTGGCCGGCATGTAGCACTCTCAGGCCGATTATATCCTCGACATAGAGATTATCAAACAGCACGAGATTGTTGGGCGAGTAACTGATAGAGGCCATCCATGTCAGAGGGGTAGGTACCTCGGGAGCGAGCTTCCAGTAGTTTTCCCAGAGGGCTCCTACTCCCGGCTCATTCTCGGAGGCAGAGGTATGGGGATTGTAGCACTGGTAGTAGATTGAGTTATGGAGAACAGTGTCGGGAGTGGGGAGGGCTTGAGAGGCTTCGACAATGTTCCACAGATGCACGTCTCTTACCGTGGCCCATTCCGTTAGGATTGAGTTGAGGATTCTAAGAGCAGTGTTCAAATCCTCCATTGACAGTTTGTCACCCCGGCCCGCCAGTTGCGCCGCCATTTTCAAAATATCTTCGATAGCGTACATGGGTTACTCCTTATAGAGAAAAGGGGCAGCACTTGGCTGCCCCTTTCTGCGAGTTAGAGCTTAGTTGCGGCAGGCATCGGAGACAGCGTATTCAATGAACACAACGATCTTAGCCTGAGCAAGATTGGCAACAGAGGCGGTGATTCTGACAGTATCTTCAGCGGCCATTACTTTAGAAGCGGTCAGAGCGGCGATAGTCGCGGCGTTGGCGTCACCAAGAGTGGCGGCAGCAACCAGGGTAAGGTTGGCAGTCGGGCAGCTGAGTGCAATTTTGGCACTCGTGTCAGTGTTGACGGTCTTGGTAATCCAGCCAGCGCGGAGAGGGACCGCACCTTTGGGCAGTTTGAGAACATCCATAGTTGAGCTAGAGGCGAGATTTTCGACGGTGAAGTCGATTTCGCGTTCTGCATACACAACCTGGGTGCCGAGCCTCTGAGCTGCGGGAATAGTCAGGAAAGTAGTAGAGTTACCCATTGTTTAACGCTCCTTATGCGAGGTTGACAGTGCGGCCAGTGGCGCGAGAGTCGGCGACGATGACCTGAATTGAGCCGTAGTCGTTGCCGTTGAATACGGGTTTCTTGACCATCGAGGTCATGCGCCAGCAGTAGCCCTTGAATTCGCCGTAATCTTCATCTTCTTCCACGATAGAGGGTCTTTCGCCCCAGGCCCAGCACAGAGCCGATGCGCCCATGAGGGTGCACTTGGAGTATTTGACGTTGCCGCTCTGGCCACCGTTGGGGAATATCGGCACGTTTTCGTGTTCGTGAATGACAACGCCATCCCAGATACCGAGCATACCAGTAAAGAGGGGGTTGTTGGAACCGCGTTCAGCAGCATGTTTCTGAGCGGCCATGAAGGTATCGTTATACTTGAGATCGACGGCTACGTCGGGGCTGATCAGAAGCACAAGGTATTTCTTACCGTCGACCATAACCGGGCGCAGAGGGGTTTTACCGTTACCACGCTGAGTGAGAGCAATGGCTTTGGCTTTGGAGATGAGCTGCGGGGTCAGTTTGTCAGCGGTGTTCAGGTTGTCGATACCTGTGGCATCGCCGCCGTAGAGAACATTGGTCGGAGAGGCGACGAGGGCAGCCATACACTGCTTGTCGATTTCTTCTGCGCCCCAGACAGTCAGGGCACTCTTCATTTCTGAGGGAATATCGCCTACGAAACGCTGACGGGTCAGCTGACCATCATCCATGATTGCATAGCGGTAGCGGTCGAGGGCCATGCTGAACGAATAGGTGGTCAGCTTATCTTCTTTACCTTTGACAGTGGCGTTGCCGGTGATCGGGGCACCAGTGATGCGAGGGATGATACCGAAGGTCATGGTATCGCCTTTGGCTTTGGTGAA